GTACCACGCTGAAACTCTGACACACCAGAGATACGGTCAATGTCACCGATAATCATGTTAGACTGGTTGTAGAACTCTGGTGGGTTAATGACTGCTGGGAAGGCTGTTACAACCCCACCCAATGCTTCGTCCGAAACCACAGGAACCATAACATTGTCTTCATCTGATTCCAATGCTGAACGACCCAACTGGTCAAACGCTGACTCCTTATATAGATATTTGCGGCTAAACTTTTTGCGATGATTCATCATCTGCGAACGAGTTTCATTCAGTTCTCGTTGCAATGGTTCAATTGATTCCAAATCCCCAATAGGGTAGAACATGTCTGGAATGTCATAGTTGCGAAGCATGACGAAAGGCTGACCAAACGAGTATGGCATCTTCATTGGCTTAACTAGAAACTGGTCTGATGTTTCACAGAAAATAGACATAGTTCCATTGGCAATGTCATAGAATTCGTAAATCTCTGCATAGCCAACATTTTTGTCGTGAACCTTTTTGCGGCTTGGGTC